AACTTCTGTCCGCAGTGACGGCAATACCTGTCACCAACATCAATGTCCTTGCAACATTCAGGGCAGTTCGGCCCTCGTGCATTTTTCGCAAGGCTCTTCATCAATGCGCTAATAGCAATGAAAAGCATGTTGTTCCCCAGGTCATCATCAAGATTTATGCGCTCACTTAGTGCCATCGGTCGAAGCCTCCAACGCCTGCCTGATTTCGTCACTCAAGTCAATGTGAACTCCCTTCGATTCCAGAAGTTCAAAGATTGCCGACCACTCAGTTGTTCCGTTGAAAATGGAATTAACGTAGCGGTGATAGCACTCCTCAAATCGCTCCATTCGTGTCAAGCCGAAGTCGAACACTTCCCACAAGCACATCAAAGCAACGGCCTTCATCGTGCCCGATAAAACTACCTTGTAAGTGGTGTCCTCAACGAAAAGGTCACGCATGTTTTTGAAGATGAACACGCCGGTCCGATTCCTCAGAGCAAGTTCCTTATTGAGAACAGTCAATGGATCTTCGCCCTTATCCTTGGCCTTGTTTGCCATTTCAACCGCCCACGCAAAACCTTCCATCCGCCACTGCTGTTCCTTCTTAGACAGACCCGCCATTCACTCACCTGCTTTCATGAAAACATAACCGATGATAACGAAAACCAGCAACATCACAAACGTACTCTTATCCATCAGCCGTTCTCCTTTTCTTTTCTTCTGCGCTCCAACTCGGCATTAACGTTGTAGAGGAAGTCAACAATCATCTTACGCCGTTTCCGGGAAGTCCACGATTCACCCTCGCAATACATAGCGATAAGCCGGTCCGCTTCCTTCACAAACTCGTCCCACATTTCCTCGCTGTCAGCATCCGAAAACTTGTCAACGTAGGCAGTGAAGTCCCTGAGAAAATTGTGTTCCTCGAAGCAGGTAAAGGCCCTGACGATTGCATCCATGCGCTTGGAAGAAATATCGTCCTTAAGTTTACCGTCCTCGTCAGCGCAGAAGTGAAGCCACAACTTATGTGAATCTCTCAGCAGACCATTTTTGTAATCATCGTTTTTCTCCGGGGACCAATACGCCTGTGCGAAAGTCCAGAAGTTTCCAAAGAAGGAAAACTCTCGGTCGCCCTTTTTGAAACTTTTCACTGCCATTAAATCGCCTCCTCAACAAGTCTACGCCTTTCAGCGTCAATCTCTTCTTTCCGGTCCTTAACAATCTTTCGGACCATGTAATCAGTTACGCCAAACTCCTTCGCCGTGCGCCTAATCCCATTCCAGTCACCGGTGTCAGGATTTTTCGTACACAGGAAATTAACAATCATCGTTTCCTGGTCGATTCTGGTAGGTGTGATCGCTTCACCTTCCTCGACCACCGATGCGTCAGTGAGTGCGGACAACTCCATCTTTAAGTTTTGGATTTCGAGTTTCAGTTCGACAATCTGCGCTTCATAACCCTGCTCCCTCTCTTTGATTGTGGCATACGATTCCTCCGCCCGACTTGCTCTGCCCGACCAGTAATCGTACATGTCCTTGTACTTCTCGACCCGTACCTCAAGGTCAGGAATTAGCGTATCCTTCTCTTGCATGTACTGATAGACCGACTTCAAATCAGCCAATGCCTTATCGTACTTCTCACCCAACTCGGCATAACATTGTTTAGCAAAGTCTCTCTCAGCTACCGCTTCTCGCAGTCCTGCCATTCCTGCTTCAAGGCCCCTGATAGTACATAACTTCCTCACTATCTGGTCAGCCGGGTCCCTAACTGGCGCACCAGCTTCATAAGCCAGAGCATTGACCTCACCCTCAAGTTTGCACCACGCAGCTTCAACATCTTCGGGTAACAACTCTTGCAACGCCATCTTAACGCCGACCGTCCGCTTATACGTTTCCCTCGCAAGCCATGTACGATTAAGTGCCGCCATAAGAACCGCCGTGGCAGCGGTCATCACCAAACAGCACCATCCGAAGTTAGCCACTCGTGTGTTGGCGAAAACGACCCACGCTGTAATCTGCAACGCAAGAATGATCCGTGTCGGTTCAGCAAGCAGTGTTTTGAACAGGCCGAAAGCGTCAAGCCAAATGAGTAGCGCAAGGTTGAGGAAGGCAGCGGTCAGGATAACTCGAATGGGCTGTTGAGTGTAAATTGTCAACACGCCCCACCCTATCCCGGCTATAGTGGTGTAAATTCGGGCTTTTCTGAACCTATCGAATCGCACACCTTCCGGGCTTTTTTCGAGATATGACCGAATTTCCTTGCTTAAATCGCCTTCGCCGTGTAAGGCTTTAGGCATCCTCAGAAATCCTCGCATACGGTCCGCAGACCATGTATCACGCCGTTTCGCATACCTCGCACCCCCCTTCACATACCTATTTTGGGGCGCATCCGGGTAGGTTCCGTTTCCTGCGCTGTACTCCATATCTTACCTCCTCATTCTGTACATCCCCACTTCCTTCTCCCATGCTTTGTCAGCTCTCCATGCTTCTGCCTCGGCTGATGAACCAATAGTGGCTACAAGCAGGATTGCTACGACCGGCATTGTGTAATATATATAATCCATTTCACTCCTCCTTCTTCAGTTCATCACTCGCAACATCGTCTATGTCAACCAGTCTGCCCATCGTCTGCCCTCCTGTTCCACGCCTTTATCGCTTCATCAACATACGGCTCAAACATCTCTGTTTGTTTCGCTCCTTTTGGTGAAGTTCCGTCACCGCAATTACCCCACTTGCTACCGTATGGATTAGGGTTTATCAGCCAGTCTGTAATTATCGGCTTTCCTCTTGACCTGCATTTGTTACAGATGACCTGCACCCTATATTTCTGCTTCTTGTCCCCCATGCCGTTTCTGCCGTAAAACTTATAGTCCTTGAAACTTACTTTTCCATTTCCTCCGCAGAACGGACAAGGCCCTGGCTTTAATTCACCCATCCTGTTCACCTCCCACATCTGTGAGTAAGGTTTTGGAAATGTCTGTCACAAGCCACGATATTACCTCGTGCGGATAGTATCGGCCCATTAGATCAAATGATTCTTCGTAATACGCCAGGAGCCATTCGCGCACATCTTTTTTTGAAACACTGTCAGCGGACGGCAAAAGAGCATCATAGCTACCACCATCATCGGCAAGCTGTTCTTTCAGTCCCATCTCATACATCTGCTTATCGTGGTTTTGCATCCATCCAGATTTCTGCAAATGCTCTATCGCCTGCTCATCTGTGATCTCCGGTTGTGCGGTTGGCAAATCCGACAAAACATATCTAACATCCACCCGGTCCAACAATGTGCAATCGTATTCTGTGTCTACCGGGCAAATATGGTTAATTGCATCAATCGCATCCTGCTTGTAAATCGTCTCCTTCATCCAAACCATCCTTTCTTCTCAGGCCGTGTATTCCACGCATCTTCCGCATCCTCTTTCTGCTGATAGGCAGGAGTTTCGGGATGAACCGGACACGCATCATTGGTGCAACCTACAGACCACATTGCCTTGCCAACGCCCCAGGCGGGAGACTGTTTAAAGAAGTCAGCCGGTCCGTCACAGAAGGGACAATCTTTAAGGTTCCGTCTCTGCCACCATGCCATTTTCTTCTGCCTTTCTTTCCGGGAGCGCAAGGATTTCGGAGAGAGGAGAAAACCTATAACTAACATGTCTCCCAAAGCACGATTGCTGTCCGTCCCAATCAATAGGGCAGTCTTCGCAACGAAGTTTACGTTCATCTACAAACTGGCAGAGGTAGCAATGTGCGGAAATATCAGCATCACCATGCGCCTCACACCATTCGCATTTAAACCTCGCTCTTGCTCCGGGGCTTGGGTTATCCCCCAACTCCTTCTGCATTGCCGTCCACATTTCACGGTGTTTCCTTAATGCTTCTTCCCTTGTCAGCATTGCCGTCACGCTCCTCCTTTCAACATCTTTTCAAGCAATTCCTCATAGAGCCTCTTATAAACATCCCTCTCAGTCTTGGCCTTCACAAAGAGAACATTCAGCTTATCCTCATGAGCGGCCCTCTCAACAACATCTCCATTCATCGGCTGAGACTGTAACCTTGCGATTTCCTCATTTGCTATCTGCAACTCAGCCTTCTTACTTTCATAGAGAGCGTTAATGCGGTTCACCTGTTCAGTCAGCGCATCGACCTCATTTCTGAGAGCAGATGTATCATCGCCGCCGCAAGCCTCAATCATTTTCCGGGAGAGCATTTCAATCTCGTTATCAGCGAGCGAACCAACCTCTTCTCCGTATTTGATGCACGACATATTGTTGACTTTTCGTGTGTCAACATACCCCATACTTGTGCTGACAATGTATTCGTTCGTATACGGAATTTCAACATCACAGCAGTATCCGATTGTCGTTCTGCCCCGCTGTGCAAGCGGAATGAAAACCGAAACCATCTTGTCGATTCTGTAGGCGTGGCCCAACATCGGCATAAATGTACCTTTGATTGCGCTTGAAGCTGTCGGGTCAGGATAGCCCTCACCATTTCTCATTACCGCCAACTTACTTTACCTCCTTATCAACCTTGAACTTTTCATTGTCTCCGTATGTCGGCTTGTCAACCCCACGGTAAGACTTCTCTCTCGGATAGTCGCGGCAGAAGTCGTAGATTGCCTTTTCGTAGATGAACTCAGCCCTCTTTCTTTCGGCAATGCCACCACCCGGAGTAAAGGTTCTCCCCCAATAGTCATTCCTACAAACAATCGCTGCATTTTCACTCGGGCCTTTCGGGAACCCATCTCTATATACCTCGATAAACCTCCCGACCTTTTCAAACGGCTCTCCGCTTTCGATTGCATACATCGATGCAAGTGCAAGAGAAGCATTTCTAACAGAGGGTTTTGACTTATCACTTGTTCCAGTGATCGCATTCACCTTCTGAAGGACTTTGCCGTGTTTAAGAATAAATCTTTCGACTTCCCAATCACTCACGGAACTGTCTCCGCATCTAATAGCAAAGTGGAGTTTTGCAGCTGCAACATTTCTTCCGTTTGCAAGTTTCTTGTCCATGCCACCAATAACGAGCGTATCGGAAGTCGAGCGAGGACGGCCTTTGTCAAATACGCACACATGGTCAGGAATGTTAAAGTCAACAAAGAGCCTTTCTGTTTTCTTCTTCTTGACTATTGCATCGAGCCTGTGAAATCCGTCAACAAGGATTCCAGACACCGTGAACTTAATTGTCTCGCCGTTTTCATACTGCCAACGGTCCTTAACTTTCATGTCCTCTTCATACGAATTGACTCTCTGCTGAGAAATCTTCCTATAACGGTCAACTTCCTTACCAGTCGCAAGCCATTCACTTGCCATTTCCGGCGTAATATCTACCGCTACAAGCGTTCTCTCGCCAACTACCGCATCCTTGTACTTGTCTGCAAATCCCATTCATTACCTCCACAAAAAATCTTCTGGCATCCCAACTTGGAAGGGAGCCGCATCACTGTCCATGAAAGGACCGTTATCAGTATCTTTGGTCTTGAAGTCTCTCCGGCCTTTAGGTGATTCTCTTACCACCTTCTTGCCCTCAACGATTCCCACTTCTTCAAACCTCATTGAATCGCCATTGAACGACAACTCAATCTTCACGAATCGAGGCCCCTGTCTGTTCTTATCGACCTTGAGGATTTTCTTCTTGTTATCATCCTTGTCACTGTTCCACAGAAGCCAGATGTTCGATGCGTCCTGTTCCAACGCTCCTGATTCTCTGAGTTGGTCAGAAGTAGGTTCGCCGTTATCATCGTTAGCCGCTGCCCGGTTAAACTGCGAAAGAGCAATCACATGACAGTGGAGATCACTTGCCATCTGCTTTAGCCCACGGCTTACCTCAGTGACTTCCTGGACACGATTGCCTTTGTATCTGTCAGAGGAAGAGACAAGTTGTAAGTAGTCAACAATGACCACATCAAACCCTCTCGATTCACACTCAGCCCTCATTCCGTCAACCGTGTAGGATTCCTCATAAAGCCGTAATGTCTCGGACTTCTCAAGAACATCATTAGCCTTACGGAACCGCTCTTCTTCATCGTTGGTGTAGGCAACCGCTTTCTTCAATCTCGTCAGGCCGATGCCACTTATCGCAACTACGAATCGCTCATAGCATTGCTTCTGTGACATTTCGAGGGAGAAGAATCCGACCTTTTTGCCGCTGTCGGCAATATGCTTTGCAATCTGAGTAACCAGTGCCGACTTACCGACTGATGGCCTTGCAGCAATGATCGTCACGTCGCCAGGAGCAAGCTGAACGGTTTCATCAAGAAGTGGAAAGCCGGTATCGTAAGGGGCTTTAGCTTTGTCGCAGAAGTAGTCGCCCTTGTACTGCCTTGCAACTTCGGCAAGCGTTTTACCTCTGTCTG